GGGTTCAATGTCACTTTATCTTGATCCAGCCGATGCGGTTCAAGCTGACTTGGCGCAAGGTGACAGCGTTGATTGTGAATTTTATGCTGAAGGCACAACCACCGGCGATCAGTATTATTCAGGCACATTCATCGTGACATCTGTTGAACGTGGCGCAACGCTGGACGGCATTGCAACGCTGAACGCAGAACTGCAATTGACCGGTGCATTAACAGTCGGAACGGTTGCCTAATATGTCACTTGCGAAGCGCATCGCAGCAAATAGAGCAGATAAAGAACTGCAATCTATTCAGGTTGAAGAATGGGGCGAAAACGGGGAACCGCAAACCCTATTCTTCACCGAAGTATCTGCCCGCGATATGTCAAAGATACAAAAGAAACATCCAGAGTTTATCAATAATCCGACTTTGGATGCGATGGTTGAACTTATTATCTTAAAGTGCAAAACCGCCGATGGCGAAAACGCATTTGATATTGGCGATAAGTTTATCCTGATGGGTGAGCCATTGAACGTGATTGCAAAAGTATTTGGCGCGATCTTTGGTTCCGTCTCTGTTGAGGAACAAGAAAAAAACTAAAGTGCGATCCATTTAGGTTCAATCTGATAGCGTTGGCTGAACTGCTTGGGAAAACAATATCTGAGATTGAGGAAATCAGCGTTTCGGAATATAATGAATGGGTCGCATATTTTAAGATAAAGAAGGAACGTGAAGACGATGGCAGTGGAAAAACTCACGTTTGAGATGAACGCCGTTGGCAACGCCGTTCCTGAAATGAAGAAAGTACAAGCCCAGCTTGGTCAAGTCAGTAGATCGATGACAACGGCCACGGCTGGGTTAAGACAACACGCAGCGGCAAATGCGGCGGTTGCCAATTCCAATAAAAACCTAACACGCAACATCGGTATGGCATCGTTGCAGTTCCAAGACATGGCTGTTCAGGCATCCATGGGAACGGATGCTATGCGGATCATGACTATGCAAGCACCGCAACTTTTGTCGGTGTTTGGCCCGAAAGGGATGATCTTGGGTGCATTGGTTGCTATTGGTGGCGCAATGGCCGTTATGGGCAATAGCACAACGCGATTGACGTTTGACTTTAAGAAATTCGGCGCTGATGCAAAATCGGCGTTGAAGCCATTTCTTGATTTCGTCAAGCCAGCGCTTGAATTGGTCGGCAGCGTATTTAGTTGGCTAAAAGATACAGCAATGGCGGCGGTCAATGGCATTATCAACGGCCTAAATTATTTTGCCGTGTTTGTGTCGAATGTGCCGGCGATTGTAAAGGAAGCGTTTCAACGCGCTGGACTTGCGCTTGAATTGTTTAGCGATAACGTTGGCATGATGACAACTAATGTCAAAATAAACGTCTTAAAGATGTTTGAAAGCATTGCATCATCTAGCGCGGGTTTTGCAAATGAAATATCACGTCAGTTTAATGAGGCTTTTGGATTAGATTTGCCAACCGACATCGGCGCAAACATGCTGGCTGGCGTAAATAATGAAATGGTCAAAGCTGATATTGCGTGGGGCGATTATTATGACAACGCTCAAAGGGTGCGTGGGTTGCTTGACAAGCCATTTGATAGCATCACGCAGATGAAAGAAGAACTAGGCGCAATCACTGAGATTGACCTATTTTCATATTTTGATCGCGTTGCTAAGAAGTCCAAGAAAACCGGCAAGGAAGTTACCACAGTTGCCGATATGATGGGCAACAATCTTGAAAACGCATTCATGCAGATGGTGCGCGGCACAAAAACGGCGGGCGAAGCATTCCGTTTGATGGCGGTTGAAATCATCGCGGAACTATTCCGCATCTTTGTTGTCAAGAAAATTACTGGCTTTATCACCGGCAAGCTGGAAGCCATGTCACCAATATTCAAACTGCCCGCGCGTGCAAATGGTGGTCCAGTTAGTGCAAATTCACCTTACATGGTTGGTGAAAAGGGACCGGAATTATTTGTGCCATCACGCGGCGGTCAAATCATCCCGAATGGCAAATTGTCAGGCGGTGGCGGTGACGTAATCGTTCAGCAAACAATCAACGTGACGACCGGCATTCAGCAAACCGTTCGCAACGAAATTCAAACTTTGCTTCCACAAATTGCCGAAGCGTCAAAAGCGGCAGTTCTGGACGCGCGTAGAAGGGGTGGCAGCTTTGCCAATGCGTTCTAATGGCTATTAGTTATCCTTTAACACTTCCATCCCATACCGGCATCAGATCGATTGAATTTCGTGCGGTCAACACGGTTGGCGTTAGTCAATCGCCGTTCACCTATTCCCAGCAAGTCGTGGCGCATAGTGGACAACGCTGGGAAGTGGATATTTCATTGCCAGCGATGAAGCGTGCAGATGCGGAACAATGGGTTGCATGGTTGGTCAGCCTACGCGGTCAACTTGGCACATTTACGCTTGGCGATCCAATCGGCGCAACGCCACGCGGATCGGCTGGCGGTACACCGGTTGTCAATGGCGCAAGCCAAACCGGTGGCACATTGGTTATTGATGGTTGCACCGCAGATCAAACGGGATGGCTTAAAGCCGGCGATTATATCCAACTTGGGGCGGCGGGAACGGCAACATTGCATAAAGTTTTACAAGACGCAAACAGCGACGGATCAGGCAACGTAACGCTTGATATTTGGCCGTATATACGCAATTCGCCCGCCGACAATTCAACAGTGGTGGTATCTAATGCCGTGGGCAATTTCCGCTTGTCAGGAAACCAACAGGCTTGGAGCGTCAACGAAGCATCGTTCTATGGGCTGACGTTTGGGGCAGTTGAGGTGATCTAATGACACGCAATATTGCAGCAAGCATCATCAGCAAATTCAGCGACAAGACGGTTTATCCGTTTTATGCGTTGGATTTGAATTTTGATGGCAGTCCTGTTTATGCTTGGACCGGTCTTGGCGAAATCACGCTAAATGGAAACACCTACACCGGCACCGGCAACTTGCTGCAAATATCACAAGTGCAAGAAACGCAAGACATTGCCGCCAAGGGCATGACGCTATCACTTAGCGGCATCCCATCGGCTTTGCTGGCTTTGGCGCTGACAGAACCATATCAGGGGCGCACATGTAAGGTTTATCTTGGCTTTATGACAAGTTGGGAAAGTCCAGACACATCGCCGGAAACGATGGAGATTTTCAGCGGCTATATGGACCAAATGACCATTGATGAAGGCGATGAAACCTCAACAATATCGGTGTCGGTTGAAAGCCGCTTGATTGATTTGCAACGTCCACGAAATCGTCGTTATACCGCCGAAAACCAAAAGATACGCTATCCAAGCGACAAGGGGTTTGATTTCATCGAAAGTCTGCAAGATCAAAGATTGTCTTGGGGCGGCAGCTAATGCGCATTGCAAATTGGGATATAAAGCTGGCTGAATATATCGACGGCTTGCGTGATATGCCGTTTGCATGGGGATCAAACGATTGCATTACATTTACCAACAAAGCAATGCAAATCATAACTGGGAAAGGATATTGCGATGACTGGATTGGCGATTATTCCAATGGGCGTGGTGCATTTAAGCATTACCGTCGGAAATTATCTGAGCAAGGATATGATGGCATCATTGATGCACTTGATAACAGGTTAAGCCGACTTGATGCTAAATACCCACCGCGCGGCACATTGATTGGGCGCAAGTCTGATGACGTGAACGGCGTTTTGCCAATTGCTTTAGGCGTGGTAATATCTGACTTGGCGGCTTTCCTGATCGATGATGGTCTGATATTATCGCCAATAGATGAAACTGATCTATTTTGGAGCGTTGACTAATGCCACAGTTATTTGTTGCAGCCGCAGGTGCGATTGGCGTTAGTACAGCAACAATCGTAACAGTTGCGGGAACTGCAATCAGCGCGGCAACAATCGTTGGCTATGCGGCTTATGCGGCGGTGTCTGCATTTGCCATGAACGCATTGCAGCAAAAGGCATTGAAGCGGGCGCAATCAGCCGCCGCAAGTGGTGCTAGTGCGCAAAAGGGTTATGGCACAACTGTCAACGCAGTTTCACCGGCATCAGATCACGCAATCATCTATGGCACGCAACGCGTCGGTGGCGTTGTTGTTTATCGTTCGGTAACCAGTGACGATAAATACTTGCACACAGTCATTGCGCTGGCTGGCCATGAATGTGAAGAAATCGGCACCATATATGCAAATGATATGGCGTTGACGCTTGATGGCAGTGGCTTTGTCACTAATGCAGAATATAAAAGCAAGCTGCGCATTAAGAAGCATCTAGGCACTGCAACGCAATCGGCAGACAGCGATCTAGTTGCCGAAGACCCAGCGTGGACATCAGAGCATAAACTGAGTGGCGTTACATATATTTATATCCGCGCGGAACATGATACAGATGTTTTCCCACAAGGCTATCCAGTATTTAGCGCAATCGTCAAAGGTAAGAAAATCTATGATCCGCGCACAAGCACAACGGCATGGACGAATAACGCCGCGCTTTGCTTGCGGGATTACTTGATTGGCGATTATGGTTTGGGCGCTGAAACAAGCGAAATCAATGACACCTTATTTTCAACGGCAGCAAATATCTGCGATGAAAACGTGACACTTGCGGCTGGCGGCACTGAAAAGCGTTACACAGTCGATGGATCGTTCGTGACGGCATTGCCGCCGGATGACGTTATCACTGATTTGGCGGCATCGATGGCGGGAACCATTTGGTATAGCCAAGGTCAATGGGGCATAAAAGCGGGCGCATATACATCGCCGGTCTTAACGCTGGATGAAGATGATTTGCGCAGTAAGTTGCAGATCAACACGCGCCACAGCCGCCGTGATAACTTTAACACGATCACAGGCACATTTAGCGGCCCGTCTAGCAACTATCAGCCGACAGATTACCCGCAAGTCACATCATCGGCTTTCGTTACTGAGGACGGCGGAGAAACGGTCACGCAAGATATTCCGTTGCCATTTACCGCCACGCCAACAATGGCGCAGCGTTTGGCAAAGATTGCGCTTTTCCGCAACCGCGAACAATTGACCATATCAGGCACATTTGGCTTGCGGGCGTTGCAGTTGCAGATTGGCGACATCGTAAACATCACAAACACCCGTCTTGGATTTAGCACAAAGCCGTTTGAAGTGGTTGATTGGCGGTTTGGTTTTGGCACCGATCAAACGCTTGAGGTGGTCTTGACGCTGCGTGAAATCTCATCATCGGTTTACGATTGGGATGCCGAAGAAGCCGAATTTATCGCCAATAACACCGCATTGCCATCGCCGTTCTTAACAGCGCCGGCGGGGATCGCGCTTGATGCTGAATTGCGCATTGTAAACCAAGCAGCGGTTGGCGTTCTTATTATCGACGTGACAGCATCCCAGTCATATGTGGACAAGTTTGAGGTTGAATATAAGAAATCAAGCGCGACAAACTATATCCGCGTCGGTCGGCAAACGGGTGGTCGCTTTGAAGTCACTGGCCTTGAGGATGGCCAGTATGATGTTCGTGCAAGAACCATCAACAGCTTTGGCGTTAAATCAGATTGGACGACCGAGGCCAACTTTGACCTGACTGTTTTTGCACCGGCACCGCAAGACGTGACAAACTTTGTCGGCAACGTGGTTGGCAACTCTTTGCACCTTACATGGACACCAGTGCCAGATTTGGACTTGTCGCATTATAAAATCCGCTATTCCACGTTGACCAGCGGCGCGACATATTCAAATGCGGTTGACTTGGTTGATAAGGTGGCGCGACCTGCAAATAGTGTCGTTGTTCCCGCGCAGACAGGCACATATTTCATCAAGGCTGTTGATAAAATCGGTGGCCTATCAGAAACGGCAACGGGATTTTCAGTCTTTGTTGACCCGCTAAATATTGAAGAATTTAACGCCATCGAAACGCTAACAGAACACCCAACATTTGCTGGCACAAAGGACAACGTTGTTGTGCTTACCGATGCGACGGGGACTTATCTTGCGCTTGATACTGATGTTTTGTTTGATGACCAAACAGGTGATTTCGATGATGGATTGGGCTTGTTTGATGGTGGATCTGGATCAGTTTCGGCATTAGGCACTTATCAATTCGCAAATTCGCTTGATCTTGGCGAAGTATATACAAGCCGCGTTTATCCAACGTTTAATGTTGATTATCTTGATTACGTCAATGATTTTGATGGTGCGTCTGGCTTGTTTGACAATCGTGCGGGCTTGTTTGATGGCGACCCAGATCAGTTTGACGTTACATCGGCAAAGCTGCAATTGCGTCATACAGATGACGATCCAGCGGGATCGCCAACATGGACGAACTGGCAAGATTTCATTGTTGCCGATATTTCTGCGCGGGCGATGCAATTCCGCGTCAAGCTAAGTTCAACAAACGGATCGGCAACGCCAGCGGTTCGCGCATTGGCAGCGCAAGTCGATATGCCTGATCGCGTTGAAGCTGAAAATGACATTACATTCACGGGAACAACTGATATAACATTCCCATATGCGTTTAAGGCGACACCCGCTATTGGCGTTGCGGTTGCAAACTTGGCGAACGGCGAACGCTATGCTATAACAAGTAAAAGCCGAAGTGGTTTCACAATTACGATCTATGACGGCGCAACACAAAGCACAAATTCGGTTGACTTGGATTATGTGGCAAAAGGATATGGTAAGGAGTTAGTCTAGTGGCTCAACATGACTTCAACATTGCAAACCAAGGCTTTCCGGCAACGCGGTCTGACCTTAACAATGCTCTTGCTGCATTGGCATCAACATCGTCTGGCACGTCTGAACCAAGCACAACATATGCCAATCAGTTTTGGTATGATACGACGAACAACTTGCTAAAGTTCCGCAACGAAGCTGACAGCGCATGGATTACTTTTGCATATCTTGACCAAGCGACAAACGAATGGGAATTGCGATCAGCCGTGATCCAAGCCGTTGACAGCGCGGGTGTTGTTATCAAGACCGATGATGGCACGACGCGGATCACGGTTGCAGATACAGGCAATGTGACGATTGC